CAGAAATGACATTATTTTTGATACCATCAAAGATTTAGCATTTTTTTATTTTACCAGGCATTGTACCAAAAAAGAATTTAACTAAACTAATAGCTAAAGATTCATTACAAACAATTAGTTCAGCAACTTTAATTATTAGAAGAAGTAAAGGTGAAAATATTAATTTAAACATTAAACAAGTCAGAATTGTTCGTAATAATATGTCTTTAGGAGGTGATGATTTTGATTCCCTTGTCACTATGGGAATATCAAATGATAATACTATTGGTGGTGATTGTGGTTCACCATTGATATTACATACTCCAAAAGGACATATTTTGGCATCCATTCATAGAGCTGGAAATACAACTTGTAATATTTTAGGAATATTCTTAGATATTGATTATATCAATACCAAACTTGAATTATTAGATCCTAAATATCAACTCTCAAGTGGTGCTCCAATGCTACGAGATGATCATAAAAAACTTGAAGATTTACATCCAAAATCAGTTTTCAATTATCTAATAGAAGGTAAAGCTTGTGTCTATGGTTCAATGACTGGTTTTAAATCAACTCATAAATCTAGAGTTTGTAAAACAATTATGAACTCTTTTTTATCCAATCATGGATATGAAGAGAAGGTTACTAGACCTAATATGAAAGGTTGGCAACCTTGGCGTCTAGCTGCTCAAGACTTAATTGAGCCTGTTTTTAAATATGATTCAACCATTTTAAGAGCTTGTAAAAAAGCTTTTTTAGATAAAATTAAGAGAAATATAAAGAAAAAAGTGATCTTAGATTATGTTGAACCATACGATAATTTTACTAGTATCAATGGTGCTAATGGTATAGCATATGTTGATAAGATTAATCGTAATACTTCAGCAGGTTATCCTTTTTATAAGAGTAAAAGACACTTTTTGACTAATATTGATCCATGTAGAGATTTAATAGAACCTGTTGATGTATCTGATGAAATTAAAGATCGTATACTTCAAATGGAAGCTAGTTATTTAAATTCAGATACTGCTAGTCCTGTTTTTGTTGCTTCACTCAAAGATGAACCTTTAAGTTTTGAAAAAGCACAAATGGGAAAAGTTAGAGTATTTGGTTCAGCACCTATGGATTGGACAGTATTATGTCGTAAATATTATTTGTCTCTTTTGAGATTAATGAAAAATAATAAAATTATTTTTGAAACAGCTATAACTACTGTTGCTCAAAGTTCTGAGTGGAGTAGATTATATGCTTATATTACCAAATATGGTAAAAATAGAATGATAGCAGGAGACTTCAGAAAATTTGATAAGAAGATGCCACCAGAATTTATTCGTGAAGCATTTGATATACTTATTGATTTAGCTGAATATTCTGGAAATTATAGTGAAGATCAATTAACTATTATGAGAGGAATAGCAGCAGATACTGCTTATCCACTCATGGATTTTAATAATGACTTAGTAAAATTTTTTGGTTCTATGCCATCTGGTATGTTTGCTACAGTAGATATCAATTCTCTAGTTAATAGTTTATATTTAAGATATACTTTTGTAGATCTTTATAAAGAAAATATAGGTAATGATGATTATGAAAAAATTTTTAGATTATTTGATAAAAATGTTCATATTCTTACCTATGGTGATGATAATGTTTTGAATGTATCACACAATTGTGATTGGTTTAATCATACTAATATTGCTAAATCTTTTAAGAAAATGGATATAGATTATACTATGGCAGACAAAAACGCTGAGAGCGTTCCTTTTATTCATATCTCTGATGTTAGTTTTCTTAAACGAACTTGGAGATTTGATTCTGATTTAAATTGTTATGTTGCACCATTAGATCATGATTCTATTGAAAAAATGTTGATGGTTTGGGTTGCTTCAGATACTATTTCACCAGAGTCCCAATGTGTAGCAGTTATAAGCTCTGCTATACGTGAATATTTTTTCTATGGAAAAGATATTTTTAATGAAAAAAGAGAATTATTTAAAAATTTATTATATTCTCTAAATTTAGATATGTGTATAAACGAAACTGTTTTACCTTCATATAATAATTTAGTTGAACAATTTAAAAGTAGTTCTCTAAAATTACAAATTCCTATGGATGCTTATACTGAGGAATTTGATATCCAATCTGGGCTTCAACTATAAAGTCCATATAAACCAAAATGTAGTAATATATGCTAGTTACTGCTACACACCAAATAACACTATTTATCATGATTGTGTAGAGAGTGGAGTATATATTTTACTCGCCTGGGTGTGCCCCAAAGAAGCTTTTTAGCTTATCCTTATATCTTATTATTTTAATAAAGGCAAGTGGAAAGAGATAAATAGTGGTTAGTGTTATTAATTGAGTCATAACACACTATACTATATTGACTTGGAAATTTAATTAAAAAACAATTAGGAGTCGCCTCTTCTCAAACTAATGAGGCAAAAAGTTCTTGTTCATCTTGTTGTAATGATATCGATGTTAAAGATACACAACAACATTATAGTGATTGGACATTACAATCAGCAGCTGTTAATGCTGTTGATGATGGTGCACAAAAAGCTGATTCTAATGATATTCATGCTATAGTGGGATTTCATGATGAAGATCCAGGCACTTTATTGGATCTAAAATTATCAGATTCACATAATGAACAAAAAGTTGGTCCTAATGCGGAATTAGATAAGTTCTTGCAAAGACCAGTTTTAATACAATCATATTCTATACCTTTTGGCGGTTTTTCTGAACAACAATTTAATCCCTGGTATTTATTTATGGAACACCCATCCATAAAAAAGAAAATTGATAATTATTATTTATTTAGAGGGAAACTTAAACTAAAAATAGTTATTAATGCTTCACCATTTTATTATGGAACCTATCTTGTTAGTTATAGACCATTAGCTACTTATTTTTCACCAGCTCAAATTGATGGTAATAATAAAGCAATAGCTTATAGTCAAAGACCACATATTTATGTCTATCCTCAAAATAATCAAGGTGGAGAAATGGTGTTGCCTTTCTTCTGGCACCGTGATTGGTTGGATATCTCAGAAGCTGATGATGTAATAGCTATGGGTTTAATATCATTTTTTGAATTGTCACCGCTTAGAAATGCTAATGGTGTATCTACTGGCACTATTAATGTACAGATTTATGCTTCACTAGTGGATTATGAATTGTCCGGTCCTTCTGTAAAATTAGCTTTACAAAGTGGTATTGATGAGTATGGAGATGGAATTATTTCAAAACCAGCATCAGCAATAGCTCGTGCTGCTGGATATTTGGAAAAAGTTCCTATTATTGGCAAATTTGCCACTGCTACAAAATTAGGTGCTTCAGCTGTATCTTCCATAGCTTCCTTATTTGGATTTACAAATCCTCCAGATATAACCACAGTTGAAACATATACACCACAACCATTTCCTCGTATGGCTACCACTGATATATCCACTGGAATTGAAAAACTTACATTAGATTCTAAAAATGAACTTTCAATAGATTCATCCATTACTGGTGCTGATCTTGGTGATGAACTTAATATTACAAGTTTAGTCACTCGAGAATCATATTTAACTAGTTTTCTCTGGACTGCAGCAGATATTACAGATACTTTATTGTTTAATATAGCTATTTCACCATGCATGATTGGTGCTACGTCTGAACCTCAACAGGTGGCTGTACAAGGTACACCTATGTGGATGGTTTCACGTTTATTTCAATATTGGCGAGGAGATATTGAGATTAGATTAAAATTTATTGCTTCACAATATCATCGTGGTCGTGTTAGAGTATCTTGGGATCCAAATGGGGATATAGCCAATACTACTGATTCAACTACTGAAGTTTATAATAAAATTATTGATATATCTCGCTGTAATGATATAACTATTCGTATACCATATATGCAAGATACTGCGTATTGTGAAAATCAAATTCCTTTGGATGAAAGATATTCTGATACTACTCCTTTAGCATATAGACCCTTCTTTGAGAATGGTGTTTTAACTATTAGAGTATTAAATGAACAAACTTCACCAATTGCTTCTGCAGATATAGATGTTTTAGTTTTTGTTAAAGGAACAGAAAATCTAGAATTTGCTAACCCTAGAGATCCTGATCCATTTCAACGTCTTTCACCATTTACTGTTCAAAGTGGAGAATATAAATATGATGAAGAGGAAAGTGAGAATACTAATATTTGTCTACAAGATTCTAAACCATCACCTAATATTAATTTGATATATCAAGGTGAGACTATTGTCTCATTGAGACAATTACTTCGTAGATTTGCATATTCTAGAAATATAAGTTTTCCAGATATTGCTTCTTCACAAATATGGTCACAAACTAAATGTGTATTCTCTCGTAGACCACTTGCACCCGGTTATGATCCTAATGGTATTAATGGTGCAGTAGGTTTAGTGTCTGGCACTAGTGCTAGGTATGTATGGTGTAAATATCACCCATTAGTTTGGGTCTCACAATGCTTTGTAGCTGAGCGTGGATCATATAATATTAGAGCTAATTATATTGGAACTAATGAATTGAGTCACTTTAAAGTTTCTCGAGCCTATCAAAATAGTGCATTTAATATGTCCCGTGCTAATTATGCACAAAATCTAGGTTCTTCACTAGGAAAACAAAATCTAAGTAGAAATCAGTGTGTTAATTCATTTAGTGATTGTGCTGGTATGTCTTATACTAATACCAAAACTAATGCTTCACTTAGTGCTAATTTGCCATTGTATAGTATATTTAAATTTATAACCACTTCAGTATTTTTCAGATTATTGGGTGTTGATACTGATAATACAAAAACAGATGCCACAATTGTGGATTTACAAACATTTCCCAGATATAATAATGCAATTAATACTAATTATAATGATATGAATAAAATAGATTTGTATTATGCAGCAGGAGTTGATTATAATCCTTTGTTCTTTTTGAACGTACCAACAATTTATGCGTACAATGCAGTTCCGTCTTCTTCGGAAACAGTACCATAAATTTTAAAACTTACCGGTCGGTGGTAAGTCTTTCTTTGGAAAGTTTGACGTTAGTCAACCATGAAGTTATATGCTTTTAGCATACCTATTAGTAGGTTTTGTAACTCTCATGGTTGAGAGTGAAATTTTTACTACTAACGGGCATCGACAACTTTTATGGTTAACTTTCGATTACCG